TTAGAGTTATCCATTGTGTTTACAAAGTACCTTCCGTTGTCAAAGTTCCACTTAAACCTCACCATCCCTATCATACCCCAGTGCTTGAACTTTACCTTCTGAACGTAGATATGTGTTGAACTTTCGTTCTCCGCATCGCCAAAGTCCCTGTAAACGCTGATACCATTCGCAGTCTTGTTGTAGAAGTTAGCACTACCGCTTATGCTATATAGATTTGGGATGTCAAACTTTCCTGTGTTCTTGTCCTTCTGAATCTTTGTTGGGTGAGCCACCAAGAACAAGTGAACATTGTTTGTCTCGCAGAACAGGGCAAGCTTGTCTAACTCCTTTGAGATATACTGAGTCTCGTTGGTGGTGTACTGATGGTCTAACTTGTTCCACGCATCAATTACGAATGCGTTGATACCCTTCTTCCTTATCAGCGACCTAACCATCGCTAAAATGTTATCCAATGTAAAGTCCTCTTCGGGCTTGATAAAAAAGAAGTTGTCTTGGAAGTGATTCTTCGCCAGCTCAAGTTCCATAGGGTTCATCTTGTTAGTCCCCGAAAATTTCTTACCAACCATCTTCTCGGCTATCTTGCTGAAGTGAAGTTGTAGTGGGTAGTTTTCGGGAGAGTATAGGGCAAACTTCCAACCGCTTAGTATATTTAGTTTGGCGCAGATAAAGTCAAGAAACTCACTCTTTCCGTGTGATGGGATACCTGTTATGGTGGTTATGTATCCCTTGTGGAAGGAAAGAACTTGGTCGAACTCAGGCACACCAATCCTTGCACCCTCAGGCAGTCCGTTCACATAGAAGTCATTGATATCCTCGTCTATATCAGATGCTGAGAACACACCCCTCAATGGGTAGTCCTGTGCATTAGCTATCGACTCTATCAGTCCGTTAATACCGAACTTAACCAAGCACTCGTTAGCATCCTTGCAGTCACCGAAGTAAACCTTCTTGCAGTTCTCAAAACCAAAACGCCTTGCGAGTTCATCACGAAGGTTGTTGCCTGCAAAGTCATTGTCCAGGGCAAGTAGGAATGTTGTATCGTTAGAGAAGTAATCTATGCAGTTGTCAAGGTAGGTAAGGTTGTTGTTTCCCCTTGTCGCTCCGTTTGGTACGGATATAACATTCTCTATCCCTGCCTCAATGAAGCTAAGGCAGTCCATCTCACCCTCAACTATTATTACCTCCTTGCTATCCTTAACCGCATCCAAGTTGTAGAATATAAGTTCAGCCCCCGACACCATCTTAAACCGCTTCGCCCCATCCCTAAACTTTGTGTTTACCAGCTCGCCATCCTTAAAGTAGTTGAACTGAATGGTGTTTATCTCCTTGCTAATCTGCGGCATATACTCTAACCCCTCGGTCACCTTTATCTTGGTTAGGGTTGACTGACTGATACCCCTACCCTCAAACCACTTAATGCAGTTGTCCGATAGCTGAGTGTTGTTTCTCCAAGTTGGTTTTTTATACTCTACCTTCACCTCTCTTACAAGTTCTTTTTTCTTTACCAAAGATACGCCACAATGATTACATCTCCCAACGCCTTTTTCTGCGTTGTACGAGAAGCACTTGTCCTTCGTCTTTCTCCTGTTTAGAGAACACACAGGGCAGGACTGCGCATTCTCTCCGTTTCTTTGTGCGGTGACGATGTATTCTTTTCTGTCCGTTAGGTCAATTACTGTCTCTGTCATTAGTACACCATTTTATTATTTGACTGCTGCTTGTGTTCGTCCCTAAACCAAATCATCCGCATCTTTTGTTTCCAATTAATAACCTTCTTTCCGCTTGAGTCAGTCCAGTTACCATCGTTGTAGTAGTTCCAAGCCTTCACCCCTGCCATCCGAGAGTAACCATTGTCCGCAAAGAATTTTTCAACCTGCTCAATAGTTGGTACAGTGAGCTGCATTGGTTTATTTTTTTTGACTGCCTGTTTTGAATTCAAATCCGCAGCCATATCATCTTGTTTCTTTTGTTCTTGTTTACTTTGTTCTTTAGTACTTTGTATATTAGTACTTAGTAGTTGCGTATCTGCCGTAACAGGTAAAGCCGTATGCGGTATTTCCGTAGATGGTATTTCCGTAGATGGTATTTCTGTTTGCGGTTCTCCGTTGTACGGTTTGTCGTAAACTATATGGTCATACGATATCTGCCCACTTGATTCGTGTTTCTTTACGGACATTACATAACCTACGGATTGCAGCTCCTTGAATATTCTATCTAACTTTTCTCTTCCCATACTTAACTGACTATGCAGTTGAGTTTTATGTATCACCCAATCACTTGGCAGCGACAGGAAGTATGCAAGCAGACCAATTGCCTCAACGCTAATTTTTGCTGAAAATATTTCGTTGGGAAGTATCGTGTAGTTACCAGCGTGTTTAGATTTTATTATCATAGTTAAAATAGTTTATAAAAGTTGTGAGTTAATTCAGTTACAGTAATGTTTTTGTTGTACTTATTTTTTTGCAGATAACCTAACTTAATCAACTTGGTAATTGCATACTCTACCTTTGATTTTGTCAAGTCCAGGTAATCAGCAATCTCCTGCTTGCTTATTTTTTTTAGATTCAAATGAGAGGTCTTGTATATTTCATCAAGAATTGAGTACTCATTGATTTTTAAATCCATTTGTTTTCTTCTGCTATGAACTATTGTTGTGTACATAATTGTAAATTAAAAAAGCTATTAAGTGTTCGGCTGACTTACGAGGTCGATGTAGAACTAACACTACATACCGAACATTTAATAGCTAAATGTTTTATTGTTAGTTTATGTAAATCGGGTTCGTTACTTCCGATACGCAAATATACGCAAATATTTGATTCTACAAATTATCCTTGTAGTATTTTTCTGCTTGAAGTATTAGCTTCTTTAAATTTTGCAAGTTGCTTAATGACAATGTTATGTAATCAAAATCTTTGGTATTGATTTCTACACACAGGTCATTGTTGAAGGTACAACCTAAACAATCCAGTTCAGCATCTAAAATTTCAGCAGTTGCCGTTTCGTTTTTTATTATTAATTGTCCGTTTGTTGGTGAAAATATTTTATCTAAGTCCATATTGTTATTGTTTAATTAATCCAAAAACTTTTTTAACCCATTAGCACAATTTAGTATTGCGTTGCTCCTTTGAATCAGACTCTTAATCTGCTTCTCAATCTCCTCCTTGTCGGTTGATACATAGTAGCCACTACTTGTTGCGATTAATGGCAGCAGTCCGTTTGTTCGAATGAAGTTCACAATCTTCCTTAGTCTCGGCTGAGACAAGTCCTTTGTGTTGGTGTAAGAATTGTAGCGAGTAACCACATCGGCAGCCTTTATTGGTGTCTGCTTTGTGTACCGCTTGAAGCCGTTCATAATAGGCTCAACCATACCCAGCTCTTGCTCGGTCAGTTCGTAGGTGATGAATTCAAAGTTGTCAATCATTGTTTAAAGGTTTTTGTTTTTGTAATAACTCAATCTCGCCCTTGAGTCTTTCTATTTCTACAACGAGGCGAGTCGTTGTGCTTATTGATGACTTACCCTTTCGGATTTTAATGAGTTCTAACTCACGCAGTTTAATTAAGTTCTGCTTGGCTTGTATGTCCATAGATACCTATTGAATTGTTTAGTTCGCTTCGCATAGTAACTCTCTCGCTTGCGGTTAGAATAGACTCATTCTCCTTTAAGTTCTTTAGGATTGCCTTGCACTTTTTAATAGCCTCCTTTATATCGTCCGTACTTAGTTTAATCGGCTTGAGTCCCTTGAGTGAGTTCATATAGTCCAAGTACCCTTGTCCGTAGACCCTAACTATCCCATCTTGATACCTGATAGTATCGCCTGACTTGTGCGTGTTAGAGTGTTCGCTTTGTATATGGATGTTGTGCAGGTTAAACCTAATCGTATCGTTACTTCCTACACTTATATAATGCCCAGCATTCATCTTGCCTTGGGTTGTGTTGGTTGCGATACACGGCTGACCAAAGTCTATAGCCCTAACAATTGAGTTCACTAACTTTTGCAGTTCTTGTTTCCAATTGCCAATGGTCTTGTTTTCGGTGTACCAGTCCTTCTTTTGTTTCTGCGCCTTTAGAATCTCTTGCTTCTTCTTTAGCTGAATAGCGCAAGCGAATCCACAAACTTGTTGCAGAGGTCTTTCGGGTGTGTACTTCTCACCGCACCCCTTACACTTTTTAGGCTTAATCTTTTTTTCCATCTACAAAAGGTTAGCATAAAT